ATTGCATTTGCATTTGTATTATAACCAGCTTGAGTTAAACTTTTCTTTAAATTGTAAACTGCTCTAGGGTGAAATACACCATAGTAAGGAGCAGGTACATTTAACATTCTTAGTTTAGCAACAGCTTTGAAAATTAGATCTGCATCTAATTCTACTGCCGCAGCACCTACTTCGTTTGTTGTAAAGTTTACAAACAATGCCGCTAAATCAGTATCAACTTTTTTAGCGATTGCATTTCCAAATAATTGACCAATGTCAGCACCAACATTTCTTGACGCCGAATCTCTGCCAAGATCTGTTAATGTAGTCATCACGCCAACTTCCGATGCTGTAATAGTAGCTTCAGTTGGATTAATTGCTGTGTTAGTTAAATCAGTAGCTTCGTTAACAGCGTTTGCTGATACAGTAGGATATACTGGTACTGATATAGTTTTTCCTGATCCAGTTATTGGATAAGTCGTAACAAGAGGTCTCATTACAGATGTTTCTTCAAATGTAAAGATTGCTTCTTGTGTAATATTTTCAAACAGTTCGTCTAGCGTGCTTGAAGTTGTTTCGTTTGCCATAGTTTTTAGTTTTGTTTAGTTGTTAGTTTCATTTTAAATAAACCTTGATCTCGTTGTTTCCTCATTTCAGAATATAATTTTCTGTCATTCGGATTACTTAAATCAAGATCACCCATTTTTATTGGTTTAGGTGAAGAACCACCAATCTTACTTTGTGAACCTACTCCACTTTGAGTAGCCATCACATGATGTGGATTGTTTTTTAAATATTCGCTTACTAAATCATTTACTGACATAGGTTCGCCTTTATCTGAATATCTTGGAGTTCCATCTTCGTTGATAACTTCAACAGAACCTTGATCGTTTAGTCTAACATTTGATCTTAGTAGTTGTTTAACTTCTGCTGGTTTAACAGCTTTCATTCCACTAGCTACATTGACTAAAGTTTCGTCTATACGAATCCTTTTTAATTCAGATTCCAACGATTGAATTTTTTGATCCTTTTTTGATACTGTTTCTTTTAAAACTTTATCAAACTCACCTCGTTGTTTAGCGATTTCAAGTTCCTTTTCTTTTTTCTCTTGAATTAACTTTTTAGCTTCTTCAATGTCAATTCCATCAAGTTTATTAGATACAGTTTTTTTATATCTATCTAATCTTCTTTGAACAATTTGTTCTAACTGGTCAGCAGTAAAAACTTTGTTCTCAGTTTCTTGATTTTCAGAAACTTCTGTTCCAGCATTTGTTTGAGTTGCTGTTTTCTCAACCGAGTCTTTTTTAACTTGCTCGTTCATAACTTAACTCCTTCATTATTGTTAAGATTATCAAATATCAATAACTGTGAATAAATGCAAGTTTAAAGAGTAGAATTGCCTTCTTCATCTACCCAGCTAGGATCTATTGGTTGCCAACTATGTCTGCAATTATAACCACCTCTAACTATAAATGGACTTCCTTGATCTCTACCTTGTCCAGTATCATTAGCCCATATTTCTCTTATTTGTTCTTCATTATAAACTTTACCTGCGTGTTTTCTGCAAAAATCCCTAGAGTCTTTTATGATTGAACCATAATATAAATAACTAGATAATCCCAATTCATCTGCTCTAAACTTAGCTAACTGTCCATCAAAGCCCATAATAGAATCAGTTACTAATAAACTAGCATACTTTACAAAGCTATCACCTTCTGATGTTCTACCATAAACTTGTTTAAGTTCGTCAATAGCTGTTTTAACTTCTGTACCATCTGGATTATTAGCAATATATTCTACGAGCTGTTGTGCTTTTTTATTATCCGAAAATTGATAAATACCATTTATTTTTTCTCTAATAGTTTGGACCATATCATTAAATGACCTGCCTACTAATGTTGATTGATAAACTTCACCAGCTAAAGTATTTGCTAATTCATTTCCTAAGTTCTGAAAGTTTGTAAATGCTATTCTTTTTAATTGTTGAATAGTTACTAAATCAGCTTCAGTTATATTTTTAAATTCTGGTGGTATAGGTAGTTTGCCATAAGTGGCTACAATAACTCCTGCAATCTTATCATAGTCTTTTATAAATGTTTGTACTGGTTTTAAATAAAATTCCTCAATAGTTTGTTGTAGTCTTGGTCTTATTTCAATCGCAAGTCTTGTAGAATATAATTCACCAGTTTTAGTAGGAAGTTCTGATGCTATATTAACAACCTCTTGTTCTAATCTTCTGAGTGTTTTAAATAAAAGTTCTTGATGTTGAGCTTCTAAATTATCTATTGTGCGTTCTCTTATCGCTTGTAATTGTTGTAGAATATCTTGTGCCACATTAAACTGTCGGTAATGTTATTGGTTCTTGTGGGAATGTTCCTAATGTTTCTGTATTCTGTTCTATTTCAGAATCAATTTGTTCTAATGTAGCGTCATCATCAATAACACTCTTAGCAATTTGTTTATCAATTTCTTTATTGAAAGTAGCTGATTTAATATTACTTGCTTTTGCAGCTTGAAGTAATTCTAAGTCAGTTGCCCAATCTCTTATATCAAATGTTTCAGGATATTGTACTTCACCATCAAATACAGTTTCTTGCCATTCAGCAAACAATCTCCATATTTGTTCTTCAGCTAATTGCATTAATTTAGATTTTTCTGAAAGTCTAGCATTTAATAATTCAAATTCAGTTCGTAAAGCAATACCAGAAGCAACTCTCTCACTTGTTGCTCTAATAGAACCTACATGACTTAATCTATTTATTGCATCAACTTTATGTGTAATTGATTTTATAACTCCATCTAAATTACTTCCACTTGGTTGTAAAATATATGGTTTTAAATTTGCATCAATGTTATCAGGCATTTCAATTATACTTCCAGCACCTGCACCTGCATCAGTATCTCTTGTTTTAACTAATGAAGGGTGATTTGATAATCTTATAATTTGTTCTATTTCAGATAGTTCATTGTAAATAGCTTTTTGTAAATCAGCGACATCAGTTAAATCAGATACTCCAACTCCACGCATTGGACTTCTTTGATTATATAAAATTACTGCTGGTATTTTGCCAATAGGATTTTCTAATGTTTCAATTAATTTAGGTTCATCTCTATTTCCAGTAGATAAAAACACACAATCAATTCTGTCTGTGTACCATAGTTTATAATATTCTCCTTCTGCTGAAATTGATTCTCTAATTTTTAAATAATCTAAATAATAATATCCAGCTTCATTTCTTGTGTAATGCCAATCTAAAACATTTTCAGGAGTATATAAATTTATGTATGGTCTTATTCCTTGATCTAATTCTTCTGCTCTTGTCATTACATTAGTTTTTGGCTTATCCATAATTAACCAAATATGACCATAGACCGAAGCATACCTTTGTGCTTCTCTTAATAAATCATTAAACGATCTACCCTCTAAATCTGCATCATTTAAAAATTGTGATACTGATGGATCTTCTTCTAATGTTCCTAATTTTCTGCTTGGTGTAACTCTAAATAAAAATGATGAATAAATATCTATAACATTACGACAATGATTATCTAATGGAGTGTATGATAATCTTTTAAAGTATTCTGATTCAAGTTCTAATTGATATGCTTGTAAAAATTTACCATCTGAATATTCTTTGCCACCAAGATAACTTCTTATAAAGTATTCCCATCTAGGCATTAAACCTTTATAAATATTATTTTGTAATTCTATATTTTCTCTACTGTATGGCATTATGAAAATCTTTTGGGTGTTGATTTTGGTAAGTTGGAAGTAATTGGAAATAAATATTCTATTGCGTAACCTAGTGCGTCAGTCATGTGATCGTAACCATTATTCTTTTCTGGTTGATTTGTACCCTCTTTATAGACTTGCTTCATTAAACTATTTATTAGTGTTTTACAAGAATGATCTACAAATAGAGATCGTTTTCCATCAAAACTTTTTAATTTTGAATTAACCGAGTTAATTCTGTCCCTTATTAAAGGGTGACTAGCTTTACATTTAACATTAAGACCAGCATTTTGCAATATAGTTAAGTCGGTTCTTCCCCCAGCACTTGTTTTGCGTTGCCGACTAGCTGGATCAGGATATACAACTATCTTTTGTTTTGGGTACCTACTAAATAATTCATTAATAAATTCATCAGTATTAGAGCTGTAAATAACTATTTCATCAAATACTTCTACAATATTATTCTTAATGTGAAATAAACAAGCACTCATCGGATCAATATTAAAGTCCATTCCCAAGTGTATGATTGCATCTTTATCATACTTACATTCTTTAACATTTACCTCTCTGTCAAAGTTATAATAAACAACTCCAGCATAAGTTTCAAATGATGCTAAATATTCTTGTCTAAATGTTCTTTCATCTAAATCTTTTTTAGCTTGTTCTATTTCTGCTTGTTCCACTTGCCCACCTTCTAGCGTTGTGTATTTAAAAGACTTCCATTCTTTATCATCACCTAATCCTCTTTGATAAATGTTATAACTCCAGCTACCAAACCCTCTAGGTGTCCCAGTAAATAATACAGAACCATTTGCGTGTTTATCAGATATAGTTGGTCGCAACACTTCAGTCCACGCTTCTTCTGGTATGTCAGCAAACTCATCAAGCACTAAAAAATTTAATCCTACTCCTCTTAAATTGTCAGGTGATTTATCAGCACCTTTTAAACTTATTTGGCAACCATTTTTAAGTATTAATGTTAAATCAGATTCATTAGTGTACTTAACCCATCTACAATCTGTTACCTTTTTCTTTAAAGGTTTCCACATTATTTCTTTACTCATTCTGTAAGTTGGACTTACATAGAATATCTTTCCATTTTTATTTCTTGATGCAAACCTTAATAGTTCGTACATAGCTAAATGGGTTTTACCAAACCTTCTGCCAGTAATTAAAACTCTAAATCTATTTGGGCAAGTATAAACAGCTTTTTGTGCCTCACTAAAAGACATTAATTTTTATTAATTAACTTTGCTCTTAATTGCATTATTTCAATGTTCTTTACTTTTAAATCTTCTTCTAAAAATGCAAGATGTCTTTTTAAATCATTAATTAATATATCTAATTCTTGTGAGGTCTTTATTTCTTTATTAACCATTGACTTTGTTTTTTTGCGTCCACACATTTTATCCATCACTTATTTTTTTTATTCTGATATGTTCTTAAATATCTTCTACCAAGTGCTACTGCTTCTGATTTGCTTTTTCCCTTATAGCCCCATACCTCAAGTGCTAGTTTTAATCTAGTTTTTCTACCTTTGTCATCAAACAATCTTCCTCTGCCACTACCCATTCTCACAAGGAAACTTCCTTTGCGTCTATATTCACTTAAACTATTTGGTCTTGATTTAACTGGTGCCTTTAAATTGCTACCAGTAGCTCTATTAATTCTTGCTCTACCATAAGCTGATAATCCACCTTTTGGATTTTTAAATCTTTTAGTTATTCTTATCATATTTTTTCATACTAAAACTAACAGGTGCTTGTTTTTTAACTTTTAAATTATGCCTTTTCATTAACAGTTTAACAACACAATCGTTACAAGATTTAATGCGTTGTTCTAGTTTATTAACTATTGGTCTTAAACAAAAGATACATTTCATAATATATCATCAATAGGAAGTGGACTATAATCTTCTCCAACATTTTGATCGTTTTGTCCTAGTATTTGTTTTCCGAGCCAAATTAACATAGTTGTATTTCCTTTCATAGCGACATCAAATTGCTTCCTTCGTAGCTTTATTTTACCACTAGCTTTCCCTTTTGTTATTTCTGGTGAATAATTATTTGCTAGAGTATGTCTATCACACTTAAAGAAACTTGCCATTTCCTCTAAAGTACAATGATAACTAGCTAATGCAGTAACTTGCTCTTTGTCCAATACAACTGTTGGTCGTCCTGCTTTTTTCTTTTCTTCGTTTTCCATAATTAACCGATAATGTAATCGTGAATATGGGTATTATTACTTTTTAAGAGATTTGTAAAGGAAGTCCAATAAATCTTGGTTTTGATATAATATATGACAAACTCCATTACCGATTGAATTACATACTAATTCTTCGGCTTTAGCTGATAGTTCTAGTTTATATTCGTCATGTATTAAATGACAAATCTCGTGAATGATAGTGTTAATCATTTGAATATCATTTAATGATTTATCTAATGTTATTGTATTACTGTCTGAATCAAACTCACCAAATATTTTTTTCTTTGATGCTATTTCTTTATCAATAAAGTTAACAT